TTGAAGGTGTTAAAATAGATATCAAGTAATGATACCTTACAACGAATCTGAATGGGAATTTATTTCCTAATTAAATTTGGGCCACCACATGTGGCCCAAATAACAAGACACTACTGCAATATAAGTATCAAAACATATACTTAAGTCAAATAAATTATAACCATTTATTAATAACTTCACCTAGTGTTTGTGCGGATATTTTAATTTTATTCTTTAATGCTGCTATTATTAACTCGTCAATAGTTTTTTCAGCAACTAAATCTATGTACAAAACATTTTTTGTTTGACCTATTCTGTGTGCTCTATCTTCTGATTGTTGTCTAACTTCTAAGTTATAACTATTATTAAAGTAAATAACATAAGACGCTTTAGTCAAAGTTAATCCATAACCACCTGTACTTGGATTACCTACAAAAAATCTACACTTATCATCTTCTTGAAAACGAGTAACAGCTTCTTGTCTTTGTTCTGGTGCTATTTCTCCATATATACTTACTACACTATCTGCACCATAATTCTTTTTTAACTTATCAATAATTGATTCTATATTATGTACATAGCTGGCCCATATAATAAATTTACCTTCTCCCTCTTCAATAATATTTAAGAGTTCTTTTAGTTTTGGACAATTTTCAAATACAGTTATCTCTTGATTATCCATCTTAACAAAACCATTACACACTTGGTGTAGTCTTAAAATCTCTGTTAGCTTGTTAGTAAAGCTAACCTCTGAATCTCTTAATATAACGTAGGCTGCCTTTTTTAATCTATTATAAACTTCTTGTTGTTTCTCACCTAATTGTAAATTTCTTCTTTGATATATTTTCTCTGGTAGATCTAAACAATCTTCTTTCTTTACTCTAAAAGAAAAAGATTTTACCTTAGCTTCTAATTCATCTAAGTTTGTATAATACTGGGGTATTAATATGGCTCTGCCTCCCATATCTATTGATCTCATTACTGCGTATCTATTTCTAAACACAAGAAAAGAATCAAACCCCAATAACTTTTTATCTAAAAAAGCACACTGACTAAATAAGTCTAATGGAGATTTAGTAACGGGAGAACCTGTAAGTATTCTTTTATATTTTATATTTATACCAAGTTTAATTAAATTTTTAGTTCTCTTTGCGCTTTTGTTTTTTATTGTGGTTGATTCGTCTATAACCATCATTAACTTATCTTTAGTTGGTTTTATTATTTTTTCTAATGTTTCTACTCCACTAGGATGACTTAATGCTTCTACATTAATTAAAAAGAAGTTTAATTTTTCATGTTGATAATCAAACTTATCATGTTCTTTATGTATGCTTATTGTATGATCTACAGAGCAATGTGTGGTTATTTCTTTTTCCCAGTTACGATAAACAGAATTTGGTGCTATTACTATTACTGTATTTACTTCATTTATTGTAAATAAGTATGCGGCGTTATCAATGGCTACTTTAGTTTTACCAGTACCCATTTCCATAAAGTATGCAAAATTCTTTAATTTTGCTCCTCTCTTCAAAGCTTCTCTTTGATGCTCAAAGGGCTTGGTCTTATATTCAAATTGTTTCGTCATTCGTGTTTCTATACTTAAAAAAGTATTATTAATATTTTTATATTTTTCGCTTTACATTGTCAAATAATAAAATATAAGCATATTTATAGGAGGTCTTTATGGACTTAGAAGCAGAATCAACCAAGATAAAGGTTGATACAAGTAAGGTAAAAGATATAGCCTTAAAATGCAATGAGCTAATAGATCTTCAGAATGAAATAAAAACGATTGAAGAAAAACTAAACAAAGTTAAAGAACAAGAGAAATTTCTTTCTGAACATGCTATCCCTAGCTTAATGCAGTCATCGGGTATATCTATGATAAAACTAGAAGATGGCACAGAAGTAAAGGTAAGCCCTTACTACTATGCTAAAATCTCTGAAGATAAAAAAGAAGCTGCATTCGCATGGCTTCGTGAAAAAGGATTCGGAGATTTAATAAAAAATAATATATCCTTAGACTTTGGAATGAATCAGGATTCTGAAGCTAATAATGTTGTTGCACAATTAAAAGCAAAAGGATATAATGTTTTCCAATCTACGACAGTACATTCAGGTACTCTAAAAGCTTTTGTTAAAGAACAAATAACAGAGGGTAAAGGATTACCAGAAGACTTGTTCGGGATATACACAGCGACAAAGACTAAACTAACCACGAAGGAGTAACCATGACAAACGCACAAGCAAAACCTGCTTCAGTGAATACTGAAGTAGCCGTAAAAAAAGTAGCACCACTACCAAGCACAATTGATCTAGAAGCATCAGCTGGGCAAGGTTCAGAGTATGTCACAGCACGTGACACCAAACTACCAATCTTAAAAATACTATATGCAAGTTCAGAAGTATTAGATGAGGGAAGTGGGAAATATATTCCAACTGCAAAGCAGGGGGATATTTATAATGATACAACAGGAAATTTGTATAAAGGTAAAGATGGAATAATTGTAGTTCCTTGTCTTTACATAAATACATTTAACGAATGGAAAGATAGAGGAGACAGTAAAGGTCGTCCTGTAGGAATACATTTAGATCCTGCTGTATTAAGAGAAACAAAAAGAGGAGAAGATAATAAAGATAGATTACCAAATGGTAATTATATTGAAGACACAGGTAATCACTTTGTTTACATATTGGATAAAGATTATAATCCAGTTGAAACTGCATTGATTGCAATGAAGTCTACTCAAAAGAAAAAATCTAAGACTTGGAATTCTATGATGCAAAGTAGAAGACTACAAGGATCTAAAGGTTTCTTTTGTCCTCCATCTTGGGCAACAGCTTACAAATTAGTTACAACGAAAGAATCTAATTCTGGAAACAACTGGTTTGGTTGGGTAGTTGAGTTTAATAAATATCTTAACGATCCACAATATTCAAAGCTATTAGAAATGACAAAAGCTTTCTATGAAAGCGCTGTTAAATCAGATATCTTTGGTAAGGTTGATTTCGGTAAAGAAGAAATACAACAAATAAAAGGTAATACAGAATCCGTTCCGTTTTAAATTATGTATAAGCAATTAGCGGAACTATTTGCTGGAAGTAATACTCAATACATTCTTGCTACCTACACTGGTAGCAAGGATGATAGGGGTAAAAGAAAAGCAGATTACGTTACCATTCATAAACCATTAACCGATGAAATATGGAAAGACCATATTGAAGGAAAGATAGTTATTGGTTTAAAACCTGAAAGAGATGATAAAGTTAAATGGGGTTGTATAGATATAGACCCAAAGAATTACGAAAATTATTTTTCAAAAAAATACGTTGATACAATAGCTAAAGCAAAATTACCTTTAATACCAGTATTATCTAAGTCTGGTGGATTACATTTATTTCTGTTTTTAAAAGAGTGGTCAAAGATTGAAGATGTTAGAAAAGTATTAGACAGCTGGAATGATTTATACTTTTTATCTAAAGAAGTATTTCCAATGAATAAGGCAGTTGGTATGCCTTACACTAATTATGAAAGTTCAACAGAGTATGCAATCTCTGAAACTGGAATGGGTTTAAATTTAGAATCATTTTTATTTTTAGCAAATAAAAAAAAGGTAAGTATACAAGATTTAAAAAATGCAGAAGCTCCAACCTATGAACCAGAAGCACAGTGGGCTAACTATCCACCTTGTGTACAAAAATTAATACAAGAAAAATGGCATTTAGATAGCAATAGAAATAATTCATTATTTAATGTTTTAGCTTTGGAGATAAGAAAGAACCCTAACATTAGTGTAGAGAATTTAATAGAGATTGGTAAAGTTAGAAATAGAGAAATATTTACAAAGCCACTTGAAGATTCAGAAGTAAAAAGAACAGCACAGTCTGTAAAGAAAGGTGGTTATTTTTATTTATGCCCACCTAAACATTCAGAAATGCAATCTATTTGTAATAAAGAAGTATGTATGACTAGATCGCTAGGTATACAACCTGAAGTTCCACCAATTATAGATGAATTTAAAAATCCAATGGTATCTATTGATTTAAAAACAGCTCACTATGAATTTGATTATGAGGGTAAGCATATCGTTATGCAACCAGAAAACATGATTGATGAAAAAGCATGGCGACTTAAATTAATGAAATACGGTGTATTTTGGAAAACATTACCAAAGTCAAAAGCAAATCCAAATCCTTATGAAATAATGATGAGTTCTTTAATGAAACTATTTAAAGAAAATGATCATTTTAAATACTTAGATATAGTTGAAGATGAAAGATACCAAACGTTAAAAGATTTCTTTGAGGATAAATTAGAAGAGGATGATTTTAGTAAACTTAAAGACGGGTATATTGTTATAGATTCTAAAACAAATATTTGTTATTTCACCAGAAGCACAATTGATAAATGGCTTAAGGAAAAAAAGAGCAAAGTATTTAATTCTACTATAGATGCATTACGTTTACTTAATTGTACTAGATTAGAATATTATCAGGGCCAAAAAAATGTTTGGTCTGTCTTAATGCCAAAATTTATTAATCACGACTCAATGAAAAAGACCAACGGTAAAACAAACAATATAACTGAAATGGACAATGACTACCACACAGGAAAATTTAGAAATCCAGAAACTCAAACAGATACACCAAAAGACAATTAAGATATTTGGGCCGCCGGGAACTGGGAAGACATATACTTTAATTGAAAAAGTATTAAAGGGACATATTAAGAGAGGTGTAAACCCTAATAGTATTGCATTTATTTCTTTTACAAATAAAGCAGTGGACACTGCAAAGGATAGAGCTCTTGCTGCATTTCCACAGTACACAGAAAAAGATTTTTCTAGATTTAAAACCCTACATAAATATTGCAGAAGATATTTTCAGGAAGAAGTATTTGATACTAAAAATTGTCTTATTGATTTTGCTTTGCAAGAAAAGTTTATAAAGCAATCTGATAATAGACTTGATGATGATGACTTTGTTTATAAAGACTGGTCGCTTGGTATTTATGATAAAGCACGTAATATGATGAGAGATCCAGTAGAAGTATATAAGCTAGAACCTTATAAGAAAGATTCTATAGATGTGTTTGTAAGAAAGGTGTCCACTTACGAACATTACAAACAAAGTGGCGGAGAAAGATCTTTTATTGATTTTACTGACATGATTGAACGTGCAATTAATGAAGTAAGTTTTCCACCTTTAGAAATTTTAATTTTAGATGAAGCACAAGATTTTACTCCTTTGCAATGGTCTGTAATCTATAAGATTGTAAATAATACAAGAAGAGTTTATTTAGCGGGAGATGATGACCAAGCTATCTATAAATGGAATGGATCAGACTCTAAATATTTTACTACTTATTTTCCTGGCCGTAAAGTTGTCTTGCATAAAACTAGAAGATTTAATCAAGCTATATATGACTTTTCTCAAATAGTTCGTAGAGGGATATTAGATAGTGTAGAGAAAAAATTTGAAACAGTTAACAAAGAGAAGGGTTATGTAAAACGTTATTTAAGTTTTATGGAGATACCTTTTAATGAATTAAATGGCACTTGGTATATATTAGGTAGAGTTTCTAAAGTTGTTAATGAACTTAGAATGTCGGCTAAAGCTGCTGGATTATATTTTTCTGATAACAAGGGCAATAAATCATTTGACCAAAGGCAATGGGCAGCAATTAAATCATGGACTAGTGTAGCTAATGGTAAAAGTATAAATAAGAAAATGGCTGAAAATTTATATAAATACATTAGAGATATTGAATCTGCAAATTATAGATCAGAAAAGTTTTGGATTAATGAACCAGATTATAATAAATATGATTACACTAAGCTTGTAGAGTGGTGTGGCTTAAGAATTAGTGAAGAACAAAAAACAAAAGAGTGGTGGTGGATTTTACGTAGAAACTTTCATCCAAGACAAAAGATTAATTTTATTAGATTATTAAAACGTTATGGGCAGGATCAATTAGATAGTCCTCCACAAATTATTATAGATACCATTCATTCTGTTAAAGGTGGAGAAGCCGATCATGTTATTGTTTCATCAAAAAATGATTATGCTTCTGACTTCAATAGAAAGAATAAACAAGACAAAATAGACGAACTAAAAGTCTACTATACAGGGTTCACTAGAGCAAAGAAAACATTACATTTGCTTTCTAGTGATTATCGGTATAACTATCCTGTTGGCAAAGATTATTTAGTTTACTTACAGGAGAAAAAATGAGCAATAAAATATTTTTTAAACAAGTCGGTGGGGCACATTATAAAAAGTATGCCATACAACCATCTCAGTTCATTAATAAAAACAAAATATTGTTTGCAGAAGGTAATGCAATCAAGTATATATGTCGTCACCAAGATAAAGGAAAGAAAGAGGACTTGCTTAAGGCAATACATTACATACAGATGATAATAGAAAGAGATTATAGTGAATAAATATTGGCAGCCCCTTAAACAAATAAGTGATCATCTTGGTAATATGATTACTAAAGATATGAAAGTTTTAGAATTAGGGCCAAGTCTTGTACCTTTTCAATATGCAACACATTATTGTGGTTGGAATACTGATGAAAGCAACAAACTTCCTAACTATAAAATTGTAGATTTTTCTAAAGATAAATTTCCGTATGATGATAAAGAATTTGATTTTACTTACGCACGACATGTTTTAGAAGACTTATATAATCCATTTCATTGTATGGAAGAAATATCAAGAATTTCTAAAGCAGGATATATTGAATGCCCATCACCTATTGCTGAAATATGTATGAACAGTGAAAACTATCCTGAAAATTCAAAAATAAGATGGAAAGGATATAATCATCATTATTATATAGTTTGGAATAAAGATAATAAATTAAATTTTTTACACAAATTTCCTAGTGTAGAAATTTTTGATAGCAATCAAAAAAATTTAGAAAAAATATTAGAACATCCACTTAATTGGAATACTTATTATATTTGGAAAGATAAAATAGAATATAAGCATTTACAACATTCTAGGGATTTTGAATGTCCTGTAGCCTTAAGTTATTCAAATTTAATAGAAGTAGGCGCACAAGCTGCTTTAGACTTTAACCAACAATTTCAAAAGGATTTAATTAAATGACTAGCTTACAATTATCTATGACGTTTAAAAAAAGTATTTGGTCTTGTCCAAGTGAATATAAAAATTTATCTGGATATCCAGAAATTGCAATTGACTTAGAAACAAGAGACGATGGTATAACTAAGGGACTAGGTGCTGGTTGGGCAACTAACAATGGAGAAGTTATAGGATTTGCCGTAGCCGTAGATGGTTGGCAAGGATATTATCCATTTAATCATTGGGGTGGTGGTAATATGGTTGCTGAACATGTTTTAAAATATATTAAATCTGTTTGTGAGTTACCTAATACAAAGATATTTCATAATGCTCAATACGACTTAGGTTGGCTACAATCTATGGGTATGAAAGTAAATGGTAAAATTGTTGATACCATGATTGCAGCAGCCGTGATTGATGAAAATAGAAGATCTTACTCATTAAACAATTTAGCATTTGAATATTTAGGAGAGATTAAAGCAGAAACAGATTTGAATGAAGCAGCAAAAGATCATGGGGTAGATCCTAAATCTGAGATGTGGAAGCTACCTGCAGAACATGTTGGCTTTTACGCTGAACAAGATGCACGGCTCACGTACCTATTGTGGCAACGTTTTAAACATGAGATCAATAAACAAAGTCTAACTACAGTATGGGAGCTAGAATCTAAAGTACTTCCAACAATACTTAAGATGAGACAAAGAGGTGTTAGAGT